TGGACCACTATGGACTGCTCCTGCGCTACGGGAGCCACATAGACCACACAGCCCCCGCCAGAGCCGCCGTGGATGCCCGCATTGTGATGGAAGGACAGATACAGGTCCGCATCCGCTTGGTTGGCCAGCGCCACCCTTTTGGATAGGGAGATCTCCTTCTCCCCGGTCACGTCATCCACCCGCATGGTAGCGCAACGATAGCCTCTCAGGCGCTCCTGCACCTTGTCAGCAATTCGGCTGTTCAGGACCCACTCCCGGGTCTCCCCGGGGTCGATGCTTTTCAAGCACCGTTTCCCCGGGGTATCTATGTAGTGGCCCGCATCAATAGCAAAGAGTGGGTTACTCATGCTCCTGCTCCGCCTGCTCGGCGGCCTCTTTGTCAGCCTGGATGCCAGCCTCAACGGCGGCCTCAAACGCCTCCTTGTCAGGGAAGGCGGCGGCCAGCTCCTGACCGTGACGGCCAGTAAACTCACGAATCTCCTTGGCCTCCTCGTGGGTAATCTCAGGGTGCTTCTTCAGGAGCATGGGCATGCCTACGGTAGCCAAATCGGGGGCGTCGTTCTTCTCAGTGATTTCGTACAGTTCATAGAGCATTTCGGTGTTCATAGTTCAATCTCCTTTGTAGTCAAAAATATGTTGTTATTCCTTCATCTGCTTGATGGCCTGGTTGACACCAGTTGCCGCCAGACCGCTTACAATGCCCACGGCAACGGCGGTCAGCGGGTCCGTCGCCGGGAAGTCCTGGAGGCCGGTATACAGCGCCGCCACGCCCAGAACGCCGCCACACAGGCCCACGATAGCCGGGATGTACTTGTTATCCAGGCCGGACGATTTGACAATTAGTCCCACCAGATAACAGATGACGGTAATGGCCGCCACACTCGCAATGCCAAAGTCCATATTTTCACCCCCTCTCAAAGACCTATCTTGTCTAACAGAAAGGCCATAACCGCTGTAATAACCGCCGCAATTACGGCCCAACTTATTTTGCCTTTCAGATCTTTCCAGGTTCGTCCAGGCTCTGCCTGAATGTCTGACAATCCCTTGGACAGTGTGCTCACTTTACCCGTCAGGTCCTCCAGCTTTTCGAGTATCGTTGTGTACTGCTGGCCCTGCTCTGCACGGGCGATCTCCAAGGCCCGGACCCGATTATAAAATTCTTTGTGCGTCTCAGAGGATTTCTGTTCGTTCTTTTCTACTCGCCGTTCCAGGTTAGCGATACGGGATTCCATGGGACAATCATTGCAATCCGGTGGCATGGCACACCGCCTTTCCATCTTAAACTATTGGTTAATAAATCCTGAAATCTCCAGTCACATGATAAGCGGCTCCAACTTGGCCAATAATTTTAATTTGAGAAATGTCACCAGAGAAAAAGGGCGAAGAGCGTGACACATCAAATTCGGCAATCAAAATCCCCGCCTGCATGGAATAGACTCCCGTCCCATCGATTTGCTTAGGCGTTCCATTTTCATCCAGAAACGTGTATGTTACACCATTTTTCGGCTCAAAATCCAGTGTTGCAGTCACGAGATTTGCACCGCCGCCCCCACCTTGTATCACCGGGTTCAGTATCATGCTGTAATCACCCCGTCTCCAGATACATATACCAAATTGGTCGTATGGCCACTCCGAGTGTATACCTCCGAATTTGCAACCACTTCTAACGCTCCGCTTAATGCGTCTTGTCTTACATCTCCTATCATTAGTGGAAGGATAAAAGAGTTTTTAGCTACTGATATAGTAAATTCTGTAGAGTTAAGTGGGGCATAGCCTTTTGTTCCGTCCGAAGTAATATAATGTAGACCATAATCAGGGCTTGATATTGTATCATGGCTTTTTATAGTAACTGTAGCAGTTTCTCCGCCGCCCTGTACCACAGGATTCAGTATCATACCATTGCCTCCGAAATTTTAACTTTTTTTCGTTGCAATCGAGAATAGTTACATATTCATAGCGATGACATAAACCTCGCCATCAATTATTTGAGTATTAACAGTTACGGTAAGATAAAATTGCTCATCACTTGTGACAAGATAAGGTGGAGGTTGAGCGGTCAGACCTTTCAGGGAATCAACAAGTTTAAACCCATCGATATTATGTGGAGATACGACCCAGTCTGAAAAATCCATGCCTTCTTCAGCGAAATAAGGCCCATGCACAACGGAGCCTGGCCCATTCTGAAAAGTAAACTCAAGCAATTTCGGAAACGGCTTGGCAGGACAACTAAAAATCATGTCCTTACCTCCTGAATTACCACATAAACCTGCACATCTTCTGTCGGCACCGTCTGCGCCTTGAATGTCAATTTGTTGGCCGCCTGTCCCGTGCAGGATATCCCAGCGGCAGAATACACCGCTTGGTCCGCAATCGTCGGCATTGGCTGAATCAACTGTTTACTCTCATCCGCAAGTACGCCCGGAACTGTAACAGTCTGGGTGTTGTTGGACCAAGCGGAGAGGGGGAGGGTAACCAGGGTGGATTTTGGTCTGATTTCCGTTTTTACATCTTCCATCGTAGGTAGGTAAGCGTCATTTTCTACAAGGCCAGTTCTAAGCGCACCTCCGACGTTATAAAAAACCACACCTCCGCAGTTTACCCGTTGAATAACGCCAGATTCTCCGGATACCGCATCAAACTCCCCTGGGTTTGCAAACATATATGCCGTATCATGATTACTAGAAATCCCGATCAGCGGTAACTTCTCAAGGCCCACAAAATCTCCATTCACAGCTAACTGCACTCTGGGATCTGTGCCTCCGTCTACCGGATCACGGGACTCAACTACCTCCAGCACCAACTCCCCAGTCATAGTCCCCCCGCTCAACTGGAGATACCTCTGGTCGGCCTGTTCCTGTGTCATGCCAGATTGTGGCGCATCCTGTGGCACGGCGTTACCCCCGCTGTCAAAGCCAACCACCTGACCCTGGGTGCCGGTGAGTTTATCCTGCTTCTCATTTGCCAGGGCAGCGGCGGCGACGGGGAGGGCATCACTACCAGCCCCAACTGTCACGCCGGTATCACTAATAGTTTTCAGTGTGTCATTCACATTTTTCTTGATGCGGTCAATTTCGCTCTGTACGCTCATGCCGCACCTCCTCAGATGGCCGCAAGGGCTTCCTCAATGTCACTGGTCAAGCTCACGCTGCCCCCGGAGGTGTACCCGGCAGGCACAGAATAGGAGGTCGTGGTAAGGCCATCGATGGTACCGGAAACAGCGCCGTTATTCGCCATGGAGCCGGATACCAATGTGCCTTTCGCATCTACGATCTTCTTACCAGTCAGCACATCAGCCGCAGCAGCCGTTACTCCGCTTACGTCCTGATATGCGGCTGGAATGGCTCCAACGGTAACCTTAGACAGCACCTTTCCTGTGGTTGGCGCAATCGTCTGGGCGGACTTGCTGGGGGTTGCGGTCTTTTCCTCTAGCGTGATAGATACTGTTCCAGCTCCGTCATGGTGTCCGGCCGGAATCGTATAGGATGGAGCCGCAACGGTCAGCGTTTGGGTAACTGCCCCATTATCTGGCATCGTACCTGTGACCTTGCTGCCGCCAACATAGGCAGTTTCCCCATCGAGGATTTGTCCAGCCTCTGCGGTGGCGTCTGTTGTGTCTACAAACTCCTCCGGGATAGCTCCCACAGTGACGGAGGAAAGCACCTTGCCCTCTGTTGCCTCTACAGTCTGCTCGGACTTTGTAGGCGTGACGGTTTTCGTCTCTGGGACAATCTGCACCTTACCAGTACCAGCATGGTACCCCTTGGGGATGGTGTATGATGGTTCCTCCGCTGTAAGGGTTTTATTTGCGGCCCCATTGTTTGGCATGGTGCCGGTAGAAACCTTACCCGTCTTATCTACAAATACCTTTCCAGTCAGCACGTCAGCCACAGTGGTGGTCACAGCAGACACATCCTGGTAACTATCGGGAATCGGAGCTACCGTCACGTCAGACAGTCCGTAATAACCGGAATCTGGTGTTACGTTCTGCTGGGATTTGGTAGGAGTCACGCTCTTGCTTTGGAGGTTATAGTTTCCACCCCCGGCCACACCGGACACTGTACCACTTCCGTTGTGGTAGCCCTTCGGGATGGTGTATGTATCGCCCTCTTGGACCTGCGCTGATACAGCACCCCGGTTTTCAATACCCTCGATCTCTGTCGCCAGCTTGTCCAATGTGTCAACGCTTGTGCCAATACCAAGCTCTACCGCTTTCGCACGGATCGTATTTCGTGCGGTTTGGATGCGGCTGATTTCAGTTGCTACGCTCATTTTTTACCACCTTTCAAATCGTCCCTAAAAGGATCTCGATATTTCCAACAGTATCCTGCACCGCCGCCGCGGTAATGGGAAGGGTGTTATCCCCCTCGAAGTCGCTCACCGCATTTACAGAGAGTGTATTCGTTTCTCTGTCCAGCAGTAGGCCGTGGCCGATCCTATAGCCACCACCGCCGCCCTCTGGTAATGGTATATCTGATTCCTCATATTCCCCGGAATCCGGGTTAAAAATGAGCCATGTCCCGTTTGTGCCGGGTTTTGGCGGATTATTGTTAATGTCTGTCAGACGGTCCTCCATCTGCTCAAACTCGGAGGGCAGGGGCGGTGGGAATGCGTCTACCGCATTGATGCTATTAAACACCGTGGCATAAAACAGGTTGCTGTGCCGCACCTGGTCGCCCAGAGTGCCCCGAACCTGCATGGCGTATGTACCGTCATCCGCCAGCATGGCGGCGGTAAGCAGAGCGCTGTACACTTCCCCATCACGGGAAAGCTGGATGATGTTCTTCTGCCCATCCTTCTCCACGTCCACCTTCAGGTCCCACCCTTCCGGCAGGTCAGTGGATATTTCCAGAGACGTGACCTCATTATCACCCTCAAATCCAAGGGAAAAACCGGGGGGCGTACAGATATTCCAATCGGTCATGTAAATCATACGCCCACCTCCTGTGTCATAGCGGCCACCTTATCCAGAAGTGCGTCTATCTCTTCCCCACTGTATTTGCTGGTGTAGTAGCTTGTGGGTGTTTCCTCCGCAAGCGCCTGTAACTCCATGGTAGAAATCCTCTGTTCCAGGGCGGACAGCCTCTCTTCTATTGTCATGGTATCTCACCTCACACGACGAATCTTCGGCCCAGCTTGTCCAGAATAAAGCGGCCAGTGCGGTCCATCACGGGGCCTGATTCAATCTTTTTCTGTGCGCCATAGTAGAGGATGATGCATCCGTCCCCACCAGCTCCTCCAGCGCCTCCAGCACCGCCACTACCAGAATAGTTATCGTAGGTTTTAACGTGCGCTGAAAAATTTATTTTTCTTGTACTGGACGGAGCAGATGTTATTTTGATAGATGCATTATTTCGGACCGTAAGGTTATAGTTGCCAGCGGCCCCTCCGCCGCCTCCACCGCCGCCTCCATCGCCGCCGCATCCATACAATGCGGCTGATGCTCCGTCAGCGCCTTTTCCACCAGACCCGGCCTTTGAAGGTATGAAAGTTCCTGTTCCGCTAGGTTCTCTGACTGAAAGATTAAAACTCGGTGCGGTTGAAGAAGACCCAGCGGTTCCATTGTTTGCGCCAGAAGGACCTCCAGCACCACCGCCACCTGAACCGGACGAAGAAACAGAGGCGTTTACGGAATAAGTCGATGTGTAGTTCGCATACGATCCGCCGTCACTTCCATTTTTTTGGTTGCTGTAAGAAGGCCTGCCAGTACCGCCAGCTATCTCTCCAGCGTCACCGCCATTATTTCCAGGGGTCCCTCCGTCTGCCCCGTCAGAACCAGGAGTTCCAGATTTCGCATAGGTTATTCCTGATACAAGATCTGTATATCCGCTTGGTGCCGCCGTCCCGGATGCGGAAGACTCTTCTCCAAAAACAGTATCCTCTCCACTAGATCCATTGGACTGACCGCCAGAGCCACAAATATAGGAGATAGTTTCTCCCGCTGAAACCTCGATTGTCTTTTGATAAACCTTTCCGGGAGATCCGGCGCTTCCTCCCGTACCACCAGTGCCCGCTTCTGTTGTGCTTCCAGTTGCCGTGATGCTAGCGTTCCCGGTTTTCGTTTGTCCAGCGGAATCAGATGTATAAATGGAAATAGTTTGTGTGTCATATTTGTCGGTTCCAAATCCACCATAAAAATCGCCTGTACCATCATTCCCATTCCCACCGGCTCCGCCGCCTCCAATCAAGACCACTACTACCTGTGTAACGCCCTCCGGGACTGTCCAGGTTCCAGAGCCTGTCAGCACTTCATGCTCATCATATGTTACTACCTGCTCGAATTTCGGCGGCACAAATCCAACCAGCAACGTTTCATCCGCTTTCAACGTGTTGGACAGGTTGATGTCAGCGGATTCTAGGCAGGCGGTGACTCTCGTTTTGTCATAAGGATGCCATGTCGCAACACGGTTACCCGGCACCTCTCCTTGGTATACAATAGGAGCCTGTATTGTTTCGGTCCATTGGAAATAATTAGCCAGCCGCTCCGCTACCGCCGTTGAATTTACCAGACTAACCAGTGTTGCGTCTTTCACCGTTTTAATGTTAGGCTCTGCCGCCTCAGATACATCCCTTACCACCTCTCTGGTATTATGGATATACGCCCTCCCTTTCAGCGTGCCAGAGCCGCCAGAAACCTTTGCGTAGTTGGCCCCGCTCTCCAAGATAGAGAAGCCATCAGCAATTAACTCATACATCGGGCTATTAAATGTGATAATATCCCCTTGCTGGGCAGTTCCTTCAAACAGCTTGGTTTCCTCTCCGCCCTCCACATATTGGTGCTCTGTGACTACCACCTGGGTTACAGCGGAATCATACTTAACGGACGGTCCCTCGTACATCTGGTTCTGCGTCAACTCACCGGATATCCCATCCCATAAGCTTTCTATACGCAGCACCCCGCCTAAATCAGTCTTTATCACGGCTCCTATGGCAAACAGCACCTGTGCCAAATTATCCCTAGGCGATGCAATGGGCAGCCACCCATACAGCTTGATTTCCGTCAGATTGGTTTTGATTTCATAGGGCACGGTCCCGCAGATATCTGGGAGGATTTCGGCAACTGTCTGACCCGTGTATATCCCGCCGTAGTGCTTTCCTTCAGCCAAAATGCCCAAGGCGGAAACTGCCGAAAAGGAGTATGTAGTAGCGCCAATCCGCTCGATGTTCTGCACATAGAAAATGCCGATCTGTTTTCCATTGTGCTCATAGATAACCGGGTCATTTCGTTTGAACTGTGTTAGTGTGGAATCGTCACTCTCCACGTCAAATTCCAGGGTGTTAATGGACAAAGAATCTCCCAACAGTGTACCGACCAAATAACAGTTTCCCTTTTTGATGTCATCTTCTTCCCCAAAGACATGATCCAGATATCTAATCTTGTTATTCCCCATCTCATGTCCTTTCCGGGCTCTTAGCCACAAACTTGATGGTTAATCCTGTCCAATAATTTTTTCCGCCAGACTGACGCAGCAGGTTGTCGCTCCCTTCCGTGACATACGCTTGGAAAGTTAGCGTACTCTGTCCGTATGGGAAGGTGACAGAGTGGAAGCTAGTTGGAGCGGAGATGACTTCATAGAGCTGGTCGTACTCCTCAAGGCTCGCCCCCTCCCGCTCAATCTGTAGTTGATAGTTGTAGAACGTCCCGATGATATCCCGTTCCATGGTCCCGGACAGGAGCCGTCCGGCGTTTTTCCCGTCCAGGACCTGGAAGCTCCGTGTCAGCCCTCCTGCCGGGACCCGAACCTTATAGGAAACTCCGTCTACAGTAAACAGACCCGCCATCAGAACACACCTCCGCTTACCAGGGACGGGCCCTTTCTGGCGCTCTCAACACTGATTTTTGGTTCCAAAATTCTAGCAAGCTGTGCGAGCGACCCGTCAAAAGTTATGTTGACCGCCGTTTCTCCCCCAACTCCTCCCATCTCGGAGATGGCCTCCATAAATGCCTGTTTCATCGTCGCCAAAGGCGTTTCGATGTTCGTTCCGCTACGCTGATCTCCAAGCACCGCCAGAAACTCACTATTAGGAGAGATTACAGCGCCAGAGGCTAGGTGGGGATATGCACTCATGATATCCCGTTGTGTATAAATAGCTGCTGTACGGGCGTTTTTTCCACTCCCAATTCCAAGCAGGCTAGATATGCCTCCACCAACCCATTGTCCAAACTGAAAAGCCAAGTCAGCAAGCTGATTTAACAAATCTAGGAATGCAGCGATTGCGGTACAGATAATCTCAATTCCACCGGCTAAGGCAACCAGGTGTTGCACAAAGGCTTTTCCAAGGAACTCCGCTACGGGGCGCACGATCTCCCATATATTCATGAAAATAGGCTGCAACTCTTGAAGAACATCGAAAAGCCCCTTAATTGCTTCAGTAAGTACATTGATGGCCGCAGGCGCAGCATCTTCTATGACCCAATTTGCCAGCGGAAGTAAAATGTTTTCCCATGCCCAGCTAAAACCACCAAGAAGCAAATCAATCAGAGGCTCCAATGCTTCTAAAAATGACCTGACCCCTTCTACGATTCCAGTCAGGTCTAGTTGTGTTGCCCATTCCGATGTAGCTGCTGTGATTTCGTCAAAGGAGTCTAGGATATCCTGGACAATGTCTAGGATCGCACTCCAGATGGCCACTCCGTTGTTATTTTCTTCCCACGCCTCTCTGATCCGGTTTGCCAGATTTCCAACAATCTCGAAGATGTTTCGAATAATGCTTAAGATCGTGTTGCATATTTCTACCCCGCTGCCATCATTCCAGGCTTCCCGGAAAGACTGCCCGACGCTGATGATCAGAGCCCAGATAGAATTGAGCATATAGAACAGGGCGTCCAACACCGCCTGCCCGGTCCCGCTGTTCCATGCGGCCATAACGGCGGAGGCGATATCCCCTACGATGCCCAAAATGACTTGTAGGCCCTGCTGAATGAGATTCAGAAAGTCAAGGCCCTGCCCTCCTGTCCAAACCTGCATAAAGGAAGCGCCGATTGCGGAAAGCAGCTCGCCAATGGAAGACAGAGCGTCTCGAAAAGCCTGTAGAGTGGTTGCGCCGTACTGCTCCCAGCTATCTTGAAATACCTTCCAAAAATCCTTTAACCATTGGGGTAGTTCCACCTTGGAGAAATCTGTGTCAAATTTTGGCCCGGACACGGTATTCCCGCTGCCAGCCTCCTCTTTTCCGATCCTTTCAACGGTATCAAAGGAGGCCAGGTATTTTTCCGCCTTCTTTGCCTCTTTTCCAACTTCCTCAGTGGCGTTGGCCTGGTCATACAGAGCGTCGGCGTTCTCCTGCGCCTGCTGGGCCGTTGTGCCGAAGACGTAGGCGATAAAGGCCGCCATCTGTGCCGTGACACGCTCCAAACCTTCCATCAGCGTGTTTAGAGCTGGCATAACTGTGTCATAGATTGGCTGAAATGCTGTTAGCAAATTGCTTTTAATGCCGGATAGAGCGTCAGAAAACCGCTGGTTTGCAGTCAGATATTTCCCGATTTGCTGCGTCAGCGCCGTTAGCCCCCGGCTGATGATATTAAAAAACAGGGCTCCGGCCACGATAGATTTTAGGCGTGTGGAAAATCGTTGTGCCGATTTTCCGGCCTTATCAAAGCCCTTTTCCCGGCCAAGAGCAGTTATTTTTTCTTTCAGCCATCCGGCTGCCTGTCCGGCTTTTTTGGCTGCTCCTGTCACTCCACTGCCCAACTGTTTCGCAAAAGATTTCAAACGGGTTCCCGCTTTGGCAAAGCCTCCCGTGGTCTGTGCGCTTAAGTCGGATATCTGGCTCTTGGTGCTTGCGGCGGCAGCTTGTAGCTCCTCCAGCCTTTTTTCCGCCGCTCTTAAACTCTCCTCCAGACGTTTTGCGTCCTCGGATGCCGACGGGTTCACCCGAAGCCGCTCCAGCTTCCGGCTCAACTCATCCACATTGGCATCCGCCTGGGCCAGCCGCTGGGCGACCTCGCTCAATTCCTTTTCCCGACCTGGGTCCACCTTTCCATATGCCTGCCGGTCAAATTCAGCCATGGTGTTGATCTTCTGAAACTCAGCATCAAGCTTGGCGGCCTCCGCCTGGGCCTTTTTCAGCTCCCGCTCCATCTGGCTCACCCCTTTCGGGGCCGTTTTTCCAGCGGACAATTGGTCATATTGCTCTTTCAGCTTTCTGACAGCGGCGGCCTGCTTGTCCACCTGTTCTGTCTGTTTGACCAACTTCTCCTGAAGCTTTTTAAGTTGTTTTTCCGCCGGGGTAGTGTCAGCTTCCGCCTTGATGCGTACACTGCCATCATATCTATCTGCCATTGGTCCTCACCTCGTTCTGGCAGTTCATTTTATCTTGGAGAAAAACTCGTCTATCGCTTCCTGCTCGCTCTCAGAATAATGGACTGGCGGTGTCAGCAGCCGTTTGGCCCGCTCTGTATCCCGCTTCTGCTTTCCCTTCATTTTGGAGGTGTCCGTTCCACGGAGCTGGATGGCATTGGATAGGGAAGAATCTTCATCCACACAATCCAGCATGGACATAAACTCAAACCAATGTAGATTCTCCCTGTGCAATTTCACCCCAAACGTTTTTTGGAACGAAGCGCATATTCTGGCGTGGTCAAAGTCGAACCAGAACCGTTGTGAGGAGGTGGTCGCCGGAACATCCTCCCGCTTTGGCTGTCCACATTGTAAAAACCACGCAATACCATCCATTGCTGTTTGGAGGGGAGGCTGTCCATTTCCAAACAGAAGATAAACAGCCTCCGTAACACGTTCCTCCTGGGTAAGCTCCTCGTCCTGCAGGCAGAGAGCGATCTGTATCCCAATCCGGTAATCTGTGCGGATTAGCCACCCTTGGTAACTATCTGGCAGCCTGTCCAGCAGGATATTAAAGGCTGGAGCCTGTGCGCTCTGCCCCATATTTCCCCATCCTTCTCATTCGGTCCTGCTTGTACTCCTCAAAGAACGGAAGCAGTGATCCAAAAAACTCCACAAACAAGTCCATGCTTGGAAGGATATCGCCAAATACCTTTCGGCAGGTGCCATCCCCAAAAAGCTCGTCCACTTCCCGCTTTGTTTCCTTCTCCACCGCGACGACCTTTTCCATCGCCTCGATCTTTCCAGTAATATCTTCCGGAATTTCGCTCCCGATCTCCTTGGCCCGCTCCCCGATCCCATCCATCAGGTGATAGAAGCGGACAACGAAGTTGTCATCGGCAACGGGGAGCGAGATAAACTCCCCTTCGTCATTCACCTCAATTTTCTTTACACCAGAGGCGATTCTGATCTTGTTCTCCATCTAGCCTCCTCCTTACACAACGGCGGAATCAGCAGTAAATACCGGATCTCCGCTTGTAATCTTGACGGTACCAGGAATGGGATCTCCGATAAAATTCAAGGTGTACTCCTGAACAGGAGCCTCACCGCCAGCTCCACCATATGTGTCCACTTGAATGGATACCTTCTGTACCTCTGCCTTATAGGTGGCGCTTACGTCTTCTCCGGTCACGTCCCACAGGTCTACATTCAGAAGCCAGGAATTCGACTCCGCCAGAGTAGCCCGCTTGCGGCGAAGTTCTGTAACTAGTTCAAATACAGGATCTCCCTTAGTACACTGTTGACTGACTGGCATAGTCGGCTGATATCCCGTGATCTCTGTGGACGCAGAATCCGAAATAATATCTTGGCTGGTTTCAGACTGTGGATTGTACTCAGTCGATGCTTCTGTCACGTTAACCCCGATACGGGACCATTCGGCATCCTCGTATGTTGCGGATTTTGATGTATCCAAAAAATGCGCGATCAGAGGTCGTTTGATTTTTTCGGTTGCCATACCAAATTCTCCTTTTTAAATAAAAATCCCCGCCACCTCATATTGAGATAGCGGGAACTTTGATGGGATAAAGGGGGCAAGGAAATTTTTTCGTGACTTTTTTTCTATGATATGGTATCTTCTGGGTAGAAGTTTGTGTAATGGAGGGGATATTATGTCGTTGTTCGATTCTTTCAAAAGTGCGGCTGAAGTGCGAAAAATACGGTCCAACGAACTCCAGGTCCAGCTTTCTGTAACATCTGGGAAACAAAACTTTTTCTTAAAGCCAAAAGACCATTTTGTGGTCCTTCGTGTCAACGACGATGGCTTTATTTATTTTGATGACATAGAAGGCCATTATAAAATCACCGAGTTTCAGTGGGAAGGGCCTAGATATCAAACCGTTACGACTACGTCCGGTGTCACAAAATACAATGAAAAAAGCAGAAGTTCAAGTGTCACACAGAGCCATGGCCGTGACAAACGGACTGGAAGATTAATTGGCGCTGCTGTCGGAACAGCGATCCTCCCAGGGGCCGGGACCTTAGTTGGTGCTTTGGTGGGAACCGGAAACAAAAAAACATCAGAGGTATCACAGAGCAGGGGTGGGGGAAGAGCAAAGGGCTCTGAACAAATCAGCAGCACCACACAGGAATTTGAACAGGAAGTGGCTGGGATGGCTTATATGCACCTTTCTGACCCAGTTTCAAACTTCGGCTTCACCTTTGGCTTTTACTGTAACTCCGTTATCTATGGGGACTTGCTGAACGTATTTGCCCGCTCTGGGTACTCTCCAAAAAGCGAATCATGATTTTGGCCGCTCTCTATTTTGGGGAGCGGCCTTTTCACCAAAATTTCCGCTATCTCAATATGAAGTTGTCGAGGTGCAAATAGGTTTTTACTGGACTTCGTAAGTCATGGACATCAGAATCTGATGGTCCTCGCTCATGTCCTGGTATCGTCCAAACAGGGAGGAGCGGGAGTTACATACCAAGTCCTTCACTGTTTTTCCCTGGCCCAGATCAATGGTTTCTGTCTGCTGGGTCAGCCAATCCGCCATCCGGTTCAAGCTCTCGTCGGCTTTCAGCCTCCCGTCTGTCCCGTCAGGTTGCAGACGGTAGATGATCTTGAACTGGTATTCCGCCAGGTAGGACCCGTTGATATACTCCTCCACCTTATAGGCTCCCTGTATCACAGACAGCGCCATACCTGGCTCGTCCGGGTCCAGAGATTCAAATTCAATTTTATCCACTGGCTTTTGCGGATATCGGTTCAAGCATTGGAGGACAGCTCTGGATACCTTGTCCTGTTCCTCTCCAGAAACGGGGCCTTTCCCTTTATTTCCGGTTAAGCTCATCTTTCACCGCCTTATCCGCCACATCAATCCATCTCTTCAGGTTTTGTGCCTTAGAAGCCTCAAACCAATGGCTTTGTGCCATAACGTGCATGGCTTGGTTAAACACCAGATCCTTGTCCGTCTTGACCTTGCTCTTGCCCTTCGTGGCGTAACTGCTCCCGGTTTCCGGGTCCACCATCAATTTTCCGTAGTAGAGATATCTGGCGTATGGACCTGGATAGATTACAGTTCCTTCTTCCACCCTTGTCCGGGTAGACAATGAGCCGGTCAAAGCAGGTACAAAGGGCGTTGTATCCTTTTTGATTTGAAGCGCCAGGATGTGCTCCGCTCTGCTGGCTGGCTCTGCCAGAACGTCAGACTGGATGTCAACTTGAATATCAAACTTGACCATCAGGCTCCACCCACTTCCCAGTGGGACATTTCGCCGCCGAAGTCCTTCTCATCTACCTTTGTTACACGGTACACATCATCGTTTTCTCTGTTGATGGTCTGAAAGTCATTGCCTGGCTTTAAAATCCTGCCTTTCGCAAAAAAGCATTTGTTTCCAGGCTCCAGAGTCCAGAGCTCATCTTTATTTTCTGACTCCATGTACTCTTTCGGCCCAACATAACGCTTCTTTTTTCCACTCATTCCATCCAGAGCAGAAACAGAGAAAGGGATATATAAATTTACGGCATCCGCTCCCTCGATACCGCTCGTCCTGACATTAACTCCTTTCGAAGCGTCTAGCAGAACTCCTTGCAGAAGCGTGATATTGGAGGTAATGTGATATTCGCTGTCCTCGGAAATGTTATAGAGCGTCACAGTATGGGGGAACATATCCATATCCACACCCCCTCCCTCTGTACAGGAGGCCGGTAACCCCTAAATATTGCTGGGCGATAGCCCCAAGGGAGGCTTGCGCCGCCTGGGCGGAGGACAGGGCCTGTTGTGCGCTGTCCCCGCCGCTTCGGTAGGTCTTGGACCAGCTTCCAACGCTCTGGCTTTGCAGTTCTCCCTCGGATTTCACGGAGGCGGACAGAGCCTTTTGCGCCAGCGCTTGGGCGGCATCAATGGCCTGATACTGCTCCGCAATGGCGCAGCAGGCCATTTTCAGCACATCAAGGCCAGCATTACGGGCCGCTCGGCCCTGCGTGTAGTAATCCAGGAAGGAGCTTGCGCGCAGGGACAGGCGGGGAAAGTCGGCCTCCTGAATGGCTGTCCCCAGGTATGTAGTTATGTAATACCTATAGTCTGCGTAAGCCATTACAGAGCCTTCTTTCAGGTTGATTTCGTGACGGTAGCGGTGTAAACCTTCTGCGCCGCCCCGTTTTTCACTGTGATAGTAACTGTGTTTGCCCCCTCTGCCCAGGTAGCCGCCGCGCCATTGCTTACGGGCGTTTCGCCATTCAAGATGGTTACTGTCGCCTCGTCATCCTCTGGCGTTGCGGTGATGGTGTTGGTGGCGTTTGTCGTGTTGGCTGTATACTCCGTCGCATCTGGGTCAAACGACGGAGTTAGTGTCAGCGCGCCAATCGTCAGCCCCGAGAGGCGCGCGCTTAACCCCCCGCCGGCTCGTAGACAGCAAAAGGGAAAGCATTTTCCAGCCCCGCATTATAGGCGTTGATGGGATTGGGGATCTCCCAGCCCAGCCGCATGACGGCACGGAGAGCCACCATGTCATTCTGCATCAGGTTATAAAGGATGTTTCCGGTAGTGGGGTCCTGCACCACACCGCTGTCAAAGATCTTGAAGGTCATATCCTGCCGGATGGCATAGACCAACTGGCTCCAGTCGCCCACAATGGCCAGGGATTCCTCCGGGTCAAATGCGCCGTTGACAGGGAAGTACATGGACATACCATCCAGCGCGTAGCGGGTATCACCCTGCATATCGGTCTTGAAAATGGGCTGACCGTTCTTGTCCACCAGGCCGCGCAGCTTGGCCCGCATCTGGATAGCAGCCATCACACCGTTGGGGATATAGCCGCTCTCCTCCACTTTGGCGATCACACCGCCCTCACCCATGATGTCCTTGAAAATATCGCTGGTAGCAGTCACAACAGCGTTTGCAGTAGTAGCCGAAGGAACCAAGCCCTCACGCCAGGATGTGGGCTTGTCCGTGCCGTACAGGATGGCGGCGTCGATGACCTTGCCGAATGCTTCCTGGAGGCGGGGCCGTACCTGGCTCCAGATATCGTAGTCGCTGTCATCCAGCACTGCCTCTGGGATGGGGACGATGACAGCGATCTCCTCGGCGTAGATTTTCTTCTTATCCCACGCCATGTTGGTGGTCTTTTTGAGGGATGCCTTGGAGTCAGCCGCTCCAGTCGTCGCCTCTCCGTTCACAAAGTAGGCGGTGGGCAGTGCGTCCAGCACGTTAAGGGTCTGGGTCTTACTGGTCATGTTGGGCAGCCGTCTGGCCATCCGCAGCACGGCGGACTCCGTTACGGCTCCCTGGATAATCTCACGGGTCACGGGCTCAGGAATAAGCCCGGAAAGTTTACTTCTATCAATAATATCAACAGCCATTTAGGTTCTCCTTTCATTTCAGTGCGCCCCGAATCAGGGCATTCATCAGGTCGTTTTCTCCTGTTTTGGAGCTTCCGCCACCCACAGGAGCGGTCCAGTCAAAAGTGGTCTTTTTGCGGTCAGCGGTCAGAGCGTCCACGGCCTGCTCAAATGTGGTCTTATCGTCCACCATCTTCCCAGCCTTGAAGGCGATAAACTCCGCTTCCTCGCCGGTCAGGCCCTTCTTCAGAACGTACAGTTCCCGTTTCAACTGGTCCCGCTCGCTTTCTGCGGCGGTCAGTTTGCCGGAGAGGGTGTCCCGCTCGCCGGTCAGCTTATCCCAGCGTTCTTTCTCACCAGCCTGTCCAGTTTGCCAAGTGCGGTAGGCAGTCAGTTCTTCCTCGCTGGGCATCCCCTTCATGGCTTTTGCAAGCCGCTTGCCAATCATGGCATCCACTTCCGCCTGAGTGAAGGTTTTCTCAGGGGCGGGCTCCGGCGCAGGGGCCGGGGTAGGGTTATTGATAGGTTCGCTCATAAATACCTCCGTTTATTGTCAGGGCCGTCGCCCTGCGGTTTTACGCCTCTCGGCAAAATAGAAAGAGCCATCAAACCGTTACAGTTCGTAACCGGTTCAATGGCTCTTGGCTCACAGGCTCTTGGCTCTATGCAATATTCACTTCGATATCGTGCTTACATGCTTTGCATCGGAATGGCATGTTTTGTACCTTCGTATCTGGCCGGATTGGGAAAAGTGCTTTCCCGCAGTGCGGGCAGCAGTACCACATTCTTCCGTTGATCTTTTTTGTCATTCTCTTCCCCCGACAATTTCGATGCGTTTAATCTCATCTTCCGTAAATCCAATCAGCAAACCGTTTTCATTCTCTACGTCGAACTCCAGAAACTCATTTCCATCATCGTCAAAGTCGTAATCATACCCATAGAGCTCCCCAATCGTCATGCGCCCGCTTGTGGAAAAAACTTTAATTTTCTTTCCGAAGTAAATCTCAGGATTTTCAATTATCATTTTTTCCACCTTCCCGAAAATGGAACGCCATGAGTTCCGCTTTTGCTATAATGGATTTTGATGCTTCTTGCAATTATTATATCACCGTTTCTATTGATTGTATATCCAATCTCTCTCCCGGCATCAATAATTTCTGTATTTTTCCACTTTTTAAAATCATCTGTAAAATTGATTTTCCCGCTACCTGCCTTTGCGTTTATGATGGCTTGTAACTCCTCCATAGAAACCGTTATTACACTTCTACCCGGTATAGCCATACCAGCCATATGCCGCGCTTGTTTCTCTGGATTGATTCCCAACGGATACTCACCGCTTTGGATTGCCTGCCTGATCGGTGCTTCCGCATCGCGCTGTATTTTGAGGGCTGAAGCCATTTGCTCAGATGCCACATCGGTATAGGTAACCTTCATCCGCTCCCGCTGCAACGGCAACCCCGCCGCCTCGCTGAACGACTTATATTCTGCGTTTAGCCGCCGAATGCGGGCTGTCACCGATTGAGCGTCCTCTTCCAGCCCTGCGGCCTTGTATGCCGTCTGTTCCCGCTTCAGCTTGCGGACGGTCCGCTCGATTTGCCTCTGCTTCTGGGTAGCCTCATAGGCTGTATAGTGCTTACCCTCAAAGTCAACGTCGTGGCCGTCGTCAATGTGGGCCAGCTCCTCATCGGTGTATGTGCGCTCCATCACACCATCCACAAATGCAGTCCTGATATGACGGCAGTTGGCTCCTTCCAGTCCATCCACATAACCAAGGCCGCACACCTCGTAGATGTTCGGATACTTGTCCCCGGCTCTGACAGAGTACACACGGCCCTGCCACGCCTTGTGGTTTTGCCAGCCAACACCCTTGTCCCGAGCTCCGATGTGGGCGGACACTTCAAAATAAGGTGTTTCCAGATATTCAGCACTCTGCTCCGTGTACTTGGCACAGAGCTGGGATACGCCTGTCATCACTGCACGACGGGCAGCCACGTCAATTTGGTCTCGGTGTCCGCTCTCGTAATCCACGATCTTGATACCGCTGTCCGCAAGCTGTTTGACGGCGCTTTTGATGGCCTGATTGTAAGAGATGGCCCCGCTCGTGATCTGCATCTCCGCATTGTCCAGCGCCCATTGATAGGCTTTTGCAGGCTTCAGCATCGTCCGCCCATTGTCCACCAGAAATCCCATGGAGCGGGTCAGGTTTCCAACCTCCCGCTGTGCCTGTGCCATGATGGCGGCAATCTCGGTGACACTCACAAGCATTTCAGGTGCCGTCACCCCCGCAAGGTCTATGACCTCTCGGTAGTACCGCTGGTTACGCTCTACTACGTCGTCCAGCAGCTTTTTAAGGTCACGCTGGCTGATGTTGGCGGTGCGTTGGATGGCCTTTTCGATTTCCTCCAGGCTGATGCCGTGGGAGCGAAGCGCCCGGATGTCCTGCACCGTGACCTCGTTCAACTCGCCAGCCAGTTTCAGCCGGGAGCATATTTCTTCAAGGAGGGTTGCTTCCAGACTGCGGTATAGTTTGGCCAGTTCTTCGGGGAGGGCGTCTAAAGTATCCGGTTGGAATGGATAGCGGGGCATTATACCACCAACTCATAGGTCTGTTCAAAAATATCCGGCTTACATGGATACAATTCTCCCTTGATTCCTTTGATTATATAGTCTCCAACAGAGACATGATGAACTCCTTCTAATGTGTTTATGAACAGCTCACAAGGCGGAAAACCACTAGCTAAAGAATCGTAAAACATTACATGATTTTCAAATGCGTTCACGGCCCAATCAGGCACATAATACTTTCCATTTGAGTCCATCAAATCTCCGTCATATTGGAATGCTTCGATTTCAACAGGCTTTTTCTTGTATTTCATTTATTCCACCTCATTCTGCGGTTCCGTAGTCATATCCTCCATCTTTGGAAGCATCTTCTTTGCCGTGGCCTCGTCCTCGTTCATCCACTTAGACCGGAACTCCCAGTCATTCATGATACCGGCGTTCAGAAGCTGCATATCCCTGGCAAAATCAGACTGCTTGTCCTCGATGATGGAGTCATCAAAGTCAATGGAAATCTCCACGTCCTCATTCAGTCCGGCATTCATGGCCGTGTTTCCCAGGCGGAGAATGATCCGGCACAGCTCGGTCAATACCTGCTCCAGAATGATTTCATGTTTCTTGATCGTACGGAACATGGTGCTGTTTTCGCTGATGACCTGCGTCGCTGTGGCCACGCTACCCTGGTCGAATCTGTAATGATTCTCTCCGAAGCCGCACTTGCTGGACAGCAAATTGAGCTGGTCCTGGATTCCTGTATTGTGCTCCTGCGTCCGAAGGGTCATATCGATGGGGGTGATGATCCCGTTATTGTCCGTATCCTCCGGGAGCACATAATATGTCAGGTCGTCTGGGTCGAAAAACGGCTCTCCATCCATGTCCTTTGTAGCTGATGGCTTTACCATGATACGCTTTTTCCCCAGGATGAACTCGTTTACATAGCTGTCATAAGCCACGTCCACGCCCTTGAGCACGTCGATGGCGTTGGCAAACACAGAGATGCCAAGAGGAATATTATCGTCGTAGTTGTTGGCGATGTTGGGCCGGTCAATGACAAACTGCCGACGGTCCGACCCAGTATGTACCACCTGTGGAACCCGCTCAAAGCCCGACACATCAGCCAGTAAAACTTCCGCATCCACATTTTTGTTCCGGTATCGGTAGAGCCGGTTCTCAATGTCGTACAGGCCGTTGACCTTGTGATGGATCTGGAGGTAGCAGTAGTCCTCTCCATTGATGGTAACGATGCTGTCAAAAGCGCACTCCGTAATGATTCCATTCCGCCATGCCAGCGGCCAAATGTGCTCTACGGTCACATAGTCCATCACAATTCCGTCGGCGCTTCCGGGGACAGGCCCTTCTTCCGTGGCCTCCATGCCCACAACCCTGGGGATAAAGGCTACTGTTCCAAGGGCAAACGCCTTTTCCTGCATCTCGTTTGCTTTGACCAGGAAATTGTTTTCGGTGAACACACGGTCAATGAAGTCCTGCTCCCGCTGGCCCTCCAGAGTGATTTCAACCCGCTCGTTCATAAGTAGGTTCGCCCAATCCTCCGGGATTTTCTTGCCCATATTGAGAGTGTACCGCTTGCACCGAACCACACTAGCCCCGTTGTGGACCTTGTACCTGTGGAATCCCTTTACGTCGCCCACATACCAGGACTTCCACTCCTGCACTTTTGTGTAAAACTCCTCCGGCACCGTGGAGTAACCAAGCTCTTTCAGTTTTTCTGTAATATTCATGCCGTTATTCCCATCCTTCGGAATACTCTCTCCAGGGCATATCTAGTAGCGTCAATCAGGTGATTGTTCTCATCAGGATAACCGCTGATAATTTCTCCGTCCTTATTTCGCTCATACTCATAATTCACAAACTCGTTGTATGCATTTGGCGTTCTTCTGCGGTCAATGACAATCTTCCGCCTCTGGAGCCACTTCATGCCGTACTCTACACTCCCAGAGCCTTTAATTGCTTCTTTGGCTGGGAGCCCCATCGCCCGGTAGTCTGCTGATGATTTAGGCTCTGCGCTGTCGCAGGTAATGTAAGCGTCCTTGTACCCTTTGGAAAGAATCAACTTCCCGCTCGCCTCGTTGGTCAGCTTATTTTGGTATATCTCGTCCATCAGATAAATCGCCTCTCTGGCCCGATCATAGTGGAGGCGGATAAAGGCAAAGGGGTCAGGAAACCATCCCCAGTCCACACCTTGATAAATCTTGTCAAAAGACGCAATCTCTTTGTCTGTGATCTCCCGCAGCTCAAGGTTTTCGAATACGTTCCCGCCAGTTCCAACAGCTTCACCTAGATATTCATGACGGTACGCCCGCTCATCTGTGGCTTTCAGGTGCTCGGCTTCCGCCAGGAACTGCGCTCCCAGCCACTCTGGCGGGGCCTCAAGGTATGTACTCTTGTGGCACAGCCTGTCCACCCGCTCCTCCAAACTGTCCTTGTTGGCCCAGTTATCCCGGCTGATTGGCGGGTTATAGCTTTCAAAATTCCAGAACTTCGACCCACCTCGCATGGTAGATTGCAGTATAGTTCGGATCTCAGCCCGACCAGCGAACTGATCTTTCTCCTCAAAATGGGTGACGGCGATATAGCCAAAGGGAACCTTGATAGACTTGATTTTCATGGGATCATCCGCGCCCCGGAACATAATTTTCTGGCCGGTTGGCCTATAAATCAGTTCCATAGGCTGCACCTTTGCATCCCAGTATGCTGCCATTCCAAGCTCTCCAATACCCCAGAGATATTGTGCGTATACACTGTCTCGAATCGTATTAGCTACCTTTCGGAGCACAAGGGCGTGAGTCCCTGGGTTGTTTATCAGCAGCAGCGGAACTAGTAAGGACACACAGGAGGATTTCAGTGAGCCTCGGCCACCAGACAGGTCGTAGTGTGTATGTCCGTGCTGAAATACATCACGGGCCAGCAAATGAAATGCGGGGCCGAGTACAGTAGATAAGCGCACCTCAGACATCTATGACCACCTTGACTTCCATATCCTCACTTGTTTTTTCGATGGGCTTGTCCCTCCACCTGTCCGGTCTTCGGTTCTTCAGCCAAAAAATCTGTGCTGTGGTGTTACCATCCAATGCAGATGCCAGCAGAGCGTTTTCAACCTGGTAGTCTACGACTTCTTTTCCTTTTTTTAGGGCCTCACAAATCTCACTATGAGCATTTTTCCACTCATATAATGTTTTTGCAGTAATCCCCATATTGTGGGCGATCTGTTCATCTGTCAGCCCGTCTCGTGCCCATCCTTCAAGCAGCAAAAGCCCATCCGGCTCCAGCCACCGTTGATATTTGCCTTTCGCCACAATGGGCTCACCACCTTTCTGTCCCGCCCCCATCTCCCGCAACGAGGCACGGCATATATACCCCTTCCGCGGGCCTGTTTGAGCATTGCTGACCTCACCAGACCTCTACGTCAGCGGCTTCGGCTCAAGCGGTCTGTTCTTCCTTGATGCCTACTCTTATTCACTGCCTGCTCAATGGTGCCACCGCCCGCCTCATGCGGCGAGGAGCGGCGTATGTGCGCTTTCCCGCTTAGATTGTCACGCCGTATTGGGAGGCCCGTGCACAGGCAAACACGGCAGTTTTCAGCGGGATAGCGCGGTTTTGACTCTCAAAGGCTGCCATTCTACCCGGAGTCGGCCAGCTATGGCTTACTGGCAGGCCGCTGGTGATTTCACTGGCAAGATACGCGACCCCGATTCGCCAGTATAGTGTCTTTCCACAGTCAGCTCCTTGGCCTTTGGAGCAAGCTTCATTTAGTGCCCGCAAGGGGCAATGTTTCGCCGCATGGAGGGTGCGACCCTCCGGCCCGGATGTGTGGGCTGATGCGCTCGTGCGGCGTATGTACCCCGGCAAGCGCCGGGGTTGAGGAGGAAATAGAAGAAGCGAATGGGAGCGCAGGGGCATACGCTCCCACACTCCCATTGTGGCATACATATTTCTGCTCACTCATAAAACTTTATGAATTTGCAATATTTTCTATGAGATTATGAAAGTTTAGGGCTTACTCTTCCTCCATTTTGCAGAGTTCATCGAGGCTAATGTGATAATATGCCGCAATCAGCTTTAGGGCTGTCATTTTTGGCTCCACTTCCCCTCTCTCATATTTTCGTAATGCATCAGGGCTTAACCCCATTAGCTGTGATGTAACCGTCATGCTCCTGACCGGCCTCATAGACTCCCTTAACCTTCTTAGCCGCTCTGGAAACTCGTCCATCCTATCACCATCCTTATAATCCCTGCTGTTCCAGAGGGCAGTCAAAGGATACTCTTTTTTTCCGCTTTCCTATTTCCTTGGATTCACAGTGGTCCACGTCTCCCACTCTACGGCATCCGGTATCTAATAGATGGTTGCAAAAGGGCGCATCCTTGGAATTATTGATACCTCGCCAGTAGACGCAGGTTTTCTCCTTGTTACAGATTTCGACCATATCTCTCCTCCCAGGGTTTAAACAGGTCATCTCCAACAATGGCCCTGATCTGCTCGTCAATCTTTGCTTTTGCGTAGACGAACTCGCTATCGTCCTGCTGATCCTCACAGACCATCCGTGCCATACCGTTCATAGCTTCTATGTATGCGGTGCAGAAAGCCTCAGACCTACCGGGGCCAAGCTGGAGGACCTCGTGAGCGGCAATCATGGCAGCATCTTGTCCCATCTGCATCAGCATGTCCATTTTCAGATGGAAAAGAGCGTTATATTTGGCCTCTATCTTGGATATCAAAGCATTTGGCTTCAATGTCCGCCCTCCCCGTCGTGGATGGAGCCCTCCATCTCAATCAAAAACGCCGCGTTTGTAGCCAAATGCCACAGGTGCGGAAGGCCGCTCTCCTGATCGCACTTCTCCCCCTTGAGATAGGCTAGCCAGTGCCGGTAGAGCGCATCCCGGTAACGCTGCGGCTCCACCTGCCGCCAGTTCTCCGGGTCGTGATACTTTTCGTTCCCGTACATGCGGACCGCCGTTACAGCGTCGATTAGACTGACGGGAGTAAGCGTGGGGCGAGGCTTTCCTGAGTCTGCTTTGGCTTGCTGGTCGCCAAGCAAATTAAAGTCCTTATTTTCTGTGCTCACAAACTCTACTTTCTCTCCGTTTGGAAGTTTATGTAGGCTCATTCCGCACCTCCGATGATTTCGTCAAGGGTGACGGTTTTGCCGGGGTGGAGGGAGGGGAAATGGTCTACGTTTAGCTCTATCGTCGCACCAACAACAGAAATGGCCCCAGATTCGGCTTTCACAATCGCTTTTGCACATGGCCACAGTGTCTTGATAGCCTTCGCCCTCTCCACCTCCTGCTGGGTGAAGCGGGGCTTGCGGATGATGCGGTCGGGGTGGTTGATAATATATATTAAGTCCTTTTCATTCCAACATTGGAACCAATCTTTTTTGTCCTTGTAGTACCGTAATCCATCCGCGCCGATTTTCATCGTTCCTCTGCTTACCTGATTGCTATCAAAATCAAATTCAAATTCCTCGTCCACGTTAACCCCTAGCACATCACAAATTCTCGGCTTGTCCATGTTGGCCTCCTTCATCATTTTCGTGACCTCACGAAATTGTTCATCCTCCACCACCTCGAACCCCATCAGGCGGGCGGCTTCGTGGGGATTGTCTGCAACATACGCATAACACGGGTTTTTCTGTTTTTGATAGCTTTTGACCGGTTCTCGAAGTGCACAATCATTACAGTCTTCTTTGCTGTCGCAATAATAATCCATAGCCTCCAAAATCCCGATATACACTTCCCCCGTCTTACTCCGAAACTTCATTTAATCTTCCTCCCAATCCATGGCAAAAGCCAGCCGAATGTCAGCGCACCGGCCACATAGCCAAGCCATAGTTCACTGCTCATGATTGACCTCCTTGTTCTTTTCCATGTGTCCTCGGAAAATCTCATCAAGAGCCTTTATATCGTCAGGGCGCATCTCAATTTTCCCCTTCCATCCACAGGAGGGGCAATAAAAGGTATTTCCGTATCCTCCATTTCCGCAGTTCCCACCGCAGTTAGGGCACTCGGCATCGACAAACATCAGATCAGTCATGTTCGGCTCCTCAAAATAGATTCTCCCGCAGTTGTCATATCGCATCTGTTTTCTCTGTATTCCTTGCAGGATGATGTACGCCCGCCGAAGTTGGCCGATGTCAAAGTATCCGAAGTGGCAATCCTCAACGGGTATCTCCATTTCATGGGCCAGCCAGCAGTAGAGGTCATTTCTCTTCTTGTGGGCCTTTGGTTTTCCCTGCCAGAGTGGGTCAAAAAGAGCGTGGCACAGCTTCTTTCCTGTTCTCATGGGTTCATCAGCCAGCAGTCCAAGGGCTTCCCGTGGGCGTGGCTTATGCGTACCCACATAGGCCCCGCACGTTTCGCAGAGGTAGCAGTAGCCGCTCCCATACTCCCGGCCATACACCCGGGCATTTGAGCCGTAGGTCACACGCCCGCCGCAGATATTACAGCGGGTCGGATGGGTGTTTATCATGGTCTGCCTCCTTCCTCTCCCACTCCCTGCACCGCTGATTCGGCTCCGTGAAGTCGGCGCAGTACGGCGAATCCCCGTTGAAGCACACGCCCTGGAAGTCCTCGTACCAGGCGCAGGTGGCGCAGCACTTAGTCATAGGTGTTTTCCTCCCCCATGTAGCAATATCCATCTGGCGGGACCGTATCCTTGATGTACGGGCAGAATATCCCGCCGGGGAAGGTTTTGAATGCTTCGCCGTGCCTGCATCGGGCGCACCTGACCACAGGAACGGCATCAATAGTGGGAGCCTTATCAATTTCTTCCACAGGCACAGCGAACCCCCAGCACTCATCATCTTGGCCCAATCCAAAAAACATAACCTTTCTCTTATGGTAAAGCAGTTTGTCTACATCACCCAGCCTCATGCTCGTCCTCCTTGTCCATGCGAGCGCCGCAGTTGGGGCAGTAGCTTGATTTGTAAATACCCCGGTTGTCAATCATCAAGCCCCATTCACCACATCGGGAACAGGCCCAACCATTCGGGTACTTGAAAAACCACCGCCCGTGCCTCACCTCCGCAACGGCGGCGGCGGGGAGATGCGCTATTTCGGAAAATGCGGCGGCATAGTCTCCGCTGGTTCGCTTCACAATCTCTAGTGCTGTTTCCTTTTCGATGTACTCAGCCATTCTTCATCCCCTCCAGTGCGGCCTCGTATTCTTCTGTCGATGCTGCGCCCATCCCAGCCGAACACAATGACCACCGATGGCTTCCATCCTGTCGCAACGGAATAACCCACTGCCCTTGTCGTTTCTCTGTTAGCCTCTCCATGCTCATCCCTCCTCCGGGCCGCGCCATTTAAACTGACGGGCAAAGCACCCATCTTTTTCGCCTTTATGTTCCATTTTCCATTTGCAATTCCCATCCGAAAGTTGGTATTTACAGTACATACAAGGAAATCCATTGGCAGATTCCCACCAATCAATCGAGAATTGTCGCATGTCATGTATTGCCGCATCCCTCTCCCGCTTCACCTGCTCCAGTTCGGCCCGCAGTTCTGCATTTTCGACCATCAGCTTTGTTCGCTCTCCGATTCCAGGCTTGTCAAACGGCAAGTGTGCCAATTCGGACAATTTGTTTTTCAGTCTCTCGTTTTCGGCCTGGAACGTGGAGAGGGCGGTGGCGGCGTCATCCAACAGGCCAAATACGCCGCATTCAAACGGGGTACAATCATAATCCCTTTCAAAATCTTTTGCTTTCAGGCGCTCAATCAGCTTTTCAATGTCCATCACGGTTCCTCCTCTCCCTCCGGCGGGCGGCGGTAAAGTGGAGCGCAATCCTCGGTGATATATGGTGTTCCAGTCCTATCCATAAGCTGGCTCTTGTTCAATGCATTGAAATATATAACCAGAAACCACCTCTTGTATTTACCGCTATACACCGGCTCCCCGTCCATCTCCCGCAGCTCCTCCAGCGTCAGCGCCTCGTTGCTGGGCTGGGGGAGGGTGGGTATAGCATCGGGATTCCTCATGGCTGACCGGGCAATATTCAGGCCCTTGTTCACGCCTTTGGAAAACACCCCGGTTTCTTTAACTTTCTGTTCCGTCAAGAAACAGAAAGCTACTTCACTGTCAATCGCTCTTCCCATCGTTCAGTGCCTCCTCCCCCAACATTACAAACAGCACTTTTTTACAGCGGAACACATTTTCTTTACAACGTTCTTTCTTGGGGCAATCATCGCAAACCCGTGCATATAGCCAGTCCTCTACCCAATCACGCTGATATTCTTCGTCTTGTTGGTCACGGCAAAACTTATCTAAAATTGCGATACAATTTTTGTGGAAACATTGGTCGAAAAACTCTCCATCATATTTTCCAGAATAGCGTTCATACTTTTCCCCTATAGCGATTTCGCCGCCACACAAAAAGCACTTATGCTGTTTCTTGGCTACATGAACGGCACTCCTTGAAAAATCCATCATCCAGAAGTTGCCTCCTCCCATCTCTTTCTCAGCTCCTCCCATGCCCACGATGTAAGTGGGGTTCCGCACTTTGGGCAGTAAACAAACCCCTTTTCAATCCAAGACGGCCAGTTAGCTTGATCTCGGCATTTCTCACACCCTGTCCACACCTTCTCCACCATCTCCCGGCTGACGGGGCGGAGGGCGGCAATTGCCATCTTAGCGGCTTCAACCTCTGTCGTCTTATATGTCCAGTATTCAACAATATTCTGTAACGATTTAATCGCTTCTTCCCGCGTCATGACTTGGCCTCCTTCACAAATATCCATTATTTTTCCGCTTTGCTGCAATGTTTGCTATTACATCCCGCAAATCAAGCGCATCTATATGGCATTTCCAATGATCCGCTCCATGCATCCGAAAAATACAGTTCTGGCAGGATGTTTGTCCTTTGCAGTAGTCAACAATGGTCTGCGCGGCATCAAGTGCTTTTTTGTTATTTATCATTTCCCTCCAGCAGCTCCATCTCACATATATCAACAATGTGGTCGCAAAGTGCTTCTGGTATCACTGCACGCTCCCGGCCCCCTTTTAGACCCTGTGTCCCAGTTTTTGCACCTCGTGGTGCGCTTATATGGCAAGGGTCTCCATTGTGGCATGGAGGCTTAAATTGGGGGTCTGGATAGTTGCTCCAGATATCGGTAGGTTTCATTCGAGTATCTCCATATTGGCAGTAAGTGACAGTGTATCTCGGCAGACCCTGCATCCACTCCATCTTTCGCATCCCGCCCCTTGGGTTTTCTATAAACCAAAGACGAGGCGAGAGTGTCATGATAAGCCCATGAACGTGAAGGTTTACTCGGTCGCAGAACTTTGCGTAATCGCTGACCGCAGCAAGGTTTCCGTTTTCTTCTTTCCTTCGGTGATGGGAGATCGCTGCGATACTGTATGTACTGCAATCTGGACTCGCCCATATCACATCTGGTCGCCCAAAGTCTCGCAGGATCTGGTCTGCCGTCACAGTCAGTACATCTGCATAAAGGCTGATATCCGGGAATGACTTGTCCCACTCTATGCTATACGTCTGATGGCCTCTCTTTTCAAACGCCTTACTTACAGAGCGTGTTCCTGCAAATAATTCAAGTAGCTTCATCCAGCATCTCCATCTCCTCCGCGCTCAGAATCGGCGCGCGGGTGTTCCATATCTGCCGTGCTTCTTCCAAATCGTACCCCGCCGCCATAAACCCACATGGGCATTCAATCATTACACATGCCATCACGGCCCTGTGCTTCGCGTCCTCACCTCTGCACCCTGGACACGGCAGCAGCACCCCCGCCTCCGTCAGCCGTCTGGCCGCCTCTTTGTCGCCCAGCAGGGCACGCTTAATATCGTCCATATGGTTCGTAATGTATGTATTCATCACAGCCTCCCATCCAGCGCCGCACTCAACCTGTCGGCGTTCTCCAATGTGCGGTTTTTTCGGTAGGCGTTTTGGGCGGCTTCAACTGCTTTTCTTAAATCGCTGTTCCAACGGTACATAATATCTTCATACGATTTCAAATTCCGTTCTACTGTGTACTTTCTCATCAGGTGCTTTTTTTCAATTTGTCCTTGTTCCTGCGTAATCGCCTTTTGAAAAAATCTAAAATATAATGCTGCCAAACCCTGATACATTACTGCATCAATAAAATCCAAACTATCCGACATCGGCTCTCCACGCATGGCCGCTCTTTCAAAAGGAAGTTCTGTCATAGTGGCAATTCCTCCTCCACTGGCTGAAAATAATCCTCCCACCCGTAATGCCTTGGATAAAGTCCATAAGGAAAAATTCTTTTTGTCCTCTCGCTGTAACACAGTTTTATGGCTTTGTCCTTCGTGGCATATTTTCCAAACAGACGGTTTTTTGTAATTGACAGCTTGCTATCACATGTATCGTCATTTTCTATTCGCTCATAGGACATGACTACGTCGGCCTTGTTAGTGATGTCTGCGGAACCGGCCACATCATCGTTGTCAAACTCCAATTTGCTTTTTCTGGGATGAGCGACCAGAATAACAACTACATCATATTTGACAGCGATCTTTTTAAGCTGACCCACAAAATTGCTCTGTGCCAAATAAAGCTGATCGTTTTCCTGAACTGTTTCCATAGCTGTCATCAAATTGTCGATGCAGACTAGCCGAACTCCGTATTGCTTAATGACTTTTTCAATGGTTTCTGGAAGGCTTTCAAATTCCGCG